ATTTCTAAATGGCAAGTATTATCAGGATCAAAAGATCCTCAGGTACTAATAAACCTTCTAGTCTAAATTGGGGCGAATTAGCTTACGTAACAGGTATTGGTAGTTACGGTGGTGTTAATCAATATAAAGATAGAATCTTTGTAGGTGATGATGGCAATAACGTAAATCCAGTTGGTGGTTATTATTATGCTTCTATGATGGAGCACCAACCAGGAACTGTTGCTGGTGTTTCAAATACTAGAAATAGTGATGGTGGTATTGTTGCAATCCTCGATAGCAACAGAAAAGTAGATCAATGGAATGTTGATAACCTAAGACTTGATTCAAATACCTTTTCATCCACAAACACTGATGGTGATATTGTTCTAGATCCAAATGGAACTGGAGAAGTCAATATTGTTGATGATACGTACTTATCATTTGGAAATGATAAAGACGTTAGGATGCGTTATGATGAGGCAACCGATAATAGATTTGAAGTAGAAGGTGCTGACTGGGCATTTGCAAATGGTGTTGCCATTAATATTGGAGATGTTACACAGTCAGACAATAAAGACACCGGTGCTCTTGTAGTTGAGGGTGGTGTTGGGATCGAAAAAAATCTGAATGTTGGTGGAAGTCTTAGTATTTCTGGAATTGCAACTTTTGATCAAATTAGAATACAAGATAATGTTATATCCACCACTTCATCAAATGAACTATACATCGATCCATATCCAGATGGATTAAGTAATGAAGGCACCGTTATCATTAAAGGTAATCTTCAAGTTGATGGAACAACAACATCGGTCAATTCAACCGCAGTAACAATCAATGATCCGATTATTGTTCTTGGAGACGTAACTAGCGTCAGAACAGTAATGACGACAGTTGTTGCTGGTGTCAGCACTATTCGCTTAGACTCTGTTGTTGGAATCAATACGAATGACGTAATCAGTGGAAATGCTGCTCTATCGGCATCTGGTGTTAATACAGTCACTTCGTATGACACAGTTAACAAGATTGTAACTTTACAGAGTGCTACAGTTGCCCCAGGTATTAGTACAACAACTCAATTAACAATCACTCACGCATACGATACAAATACTGATCGTGGTGTTGCCTTTGAGTATAATACTAGCAGTGGAACAGCAAATAATAAAACTGGATTCTTTGGTTATATTGATGGTACTAATGTTGGAAGTGCGGCAACGGCAAGATCTTGGACATATATTCCAGATGCTGCCATTAGCAATAGTGTAGTAACCGGTACTAGAGGATATCTTGATATTAAAGGTATCTACTATCAAACTGGAGATTTCAACACCCATGGTGTTGTTTATTTTGATGCCGATGGATTACAAACTTCTACTAATAATCCAGCATCACCAGTTATTACTTCTAAGCAAGTTCTAACTGCTATCACAAAAATCACTCTAGCATTACCCTCTGCAGTTACAGTAACTGCTGGAGATATTATCAGACAAGACACTAGCAATGCATATGGTGTTGTAGAAACTGGTGGTTCAACTACTTCGCTAGATCTGATTGGGGTTGAAGGAACTTTTGTTAATACTCAAAATATCAGAAGAGAAGGGAATAATGGTTCAATAGAGAATCTGGCAGTAATCCCCTCTTCTGTTACAACAATATATACTAATAAGCCACATTGGACTTCAACATTAGATGGGGGAACCTTTTAACATATGAGTAAAGACGGTGAAGTGGATGTTAATGTTTTAGTACGTTTATATAATCAAAAACTTGCAACATTAACAAACCAGAATATTCTATTAGAAGCAAAACTTCAAACTTTGACTGATGATTTTGCAGAAGAAAAACAACAACTTCTTCAAGAAAACCTTGAGTTGCAAACAAAATATGATGCTTTAGTAAAATCTAAAAAATCTGAAGGATAAAAAGAGATGGCAAAACCAGCAACCAGACAAGAACTAGTTGATTACTGTCTAAGACGCCTGGGTGCCCCTGTATTGGAAATTAACGTTGATGACGACCAGATTGATGATTTGGTCGATGACGCCCTTCAGTACTTCAATGAGCGCCACTTTGATGGTGTTGAAAGAATGTACTTAAAATATCAGATCACAGAAGATGATATTAATAGAGGGGCTGCAAAAAATAAAACAGGAGTTGGTATTGTCACAACAACTGGAACTTCCACTATACCTGGATATGGATCCACATCATTTAATTTTTACGAAACCTCAAACTATATTCAGGTTCCAGACTCAGTTATAGGAATTGAAAACGTATTTAAATTTGATACTAGTTCCATTTCTGGTGGAATGTTTAGTATCAAATATCAGTTATTTTTAAATGATTTATACTATTTCAACTCAGTTGAACTTTTACAGTACTCAATGGTTAAATCTTATCTTGCAGATATAGATTTCTTACTGACAACTGATAAGCAAGTTAGATTTAATAAAAGGCAAAATAGATTATATATGGATATTGAATGGGGGGCACAATCTGCTGGTAACTTTATCGTTATAGATTGTTATCGTATTTTAGATCCCAATTCATTTACCAAAGTTTATAACGATAGTTTCTTAAAAAGATATCTTACAGCATTAATCAAGAGGCAGTGGGGTCAGAACTTGATTAAGTTTAGAGGAGTTAAACTCCCAGGTGGAATTGAACTTAATGGTAGAGAAATATATGAGGATGCAGAAAGAGAGATTGATGAAATAACGAAGAGAATGTCAATGGATTACGAACTTCCACCATACGACTTTATTGGATAATGGCACTTAATCCATTTTTTCTACAAGGTACTTCCTCCGAACAAAGACTTGTTCAGGATTTAATCAATGAACACCTAAGAATGTATGGTGTGGAAGTTGTTTATATTCCAAGAAAGTTTGTAAATAAAAAAACTATTTTAGAAGAAGTTCAAACTTCAAGGTTTGATGATAACTTTGCAATTGAAGCATATGTCAACACCTATGATGGATATAACGGTGCTGGAGATATTTTAACAAAGTTTGGAATGAGTTTGAGAGATGAGTTACTAATCACTATTTCGAAAGAAAGATTCGAAGATTTTATCGCACCATTTTTAGGAGCACTGGATGATGGAAGTGGGGAGGGTGAAATAATATTATCAACACGTCCAAGAGAAGGAGACTTGATTTATTTTCCTTTAGGTGAAAGACTTTTTGAGGTCAAGTTTGTTGAACATGAAAGTCCATTTTATCAGTTAGGTAAGAACTATGTCTATGAACTGAAGTGTGAGTTGTTTGAATATGAAGATGAGGTTATTGATACTTCTATTGATGAGATTGACACACAGGTTCAAGAAGAAGGATACATTACTACTTTACAACTGGTTGGTGTAGGAAGAACTGCAACAGCAATTGGGTCTATCTTGGGATCTGTAAATTCTGGTTACATTAAAGAAATATTTTTAAATAATGATGGGTCTGGTTATTCTTCAACACCAGTCGTCGCTATCAGTAGTTCACCAACTGGTCAATCTGGAGATAATGCAACTGCTGTTGCTATAACAACTACAAAGGGTGGAGTTAGATCTATCAAAACAATATATTTAACAAATGCTGGTGCGGGTTATACTGTTCCACCTATTATAACAATTTCTGGTGGCGGTGGAACTGGTGCTGCAGCAACTTGCTCTATTGAAACAACTTATAAAGGTGTTGTTAGATTTACGGTTACTGATGGTGGAGTTGGATATGGAACTGTACCTATCGTAACAATATCAGCACCTGGAGAACTATCTTTAAGTGGAGTTGGTCAAACCGCAGTTGGTATTGCATCAATTGGTCTTGTTGGATCTGATTATGTGGTTAAATCAATTTATGTTGCCAATCCTGGATTTGGATATACTAATGGAACTCAAATTACGATTGCAAATCCAGAAACATTGACTGGATTTGGAACATATGCATTCAACGAAGTTGTCAGAGGATCTAGATCAAATACCAGAGCAAGAGTTAAAAGTTGGGATCAAGATACTAAGATTCTTAAAATTTCAAATGTTGGTATTGGCGCAACGCAACTCGGATTTTTCCCAGGAGAAACTATTATCGGAACAGAGTCTGGAGCACTATACTCAGTTAAAACATTTGATCAAATGGATACATATGATAAATATAGTCAAAATGATGAAATTGAAGAAGAGGCAGATCTCATTTTAGATTTTACAGAATCAAATCCATTTGGTAACTATTAATGCTAGGAACTTATTATTATCACGAGATAATACGAAAGACTATCATATCTTTCGGAACTTTATTTAATCAAATCCACATTCGCCATAAAGAACAAAATGGTGTAAATGCTAGTGATATGAGAGTTCCTATTGCATATGGGCCAAGACAAAAGTTTTTGGCAAGAATCACGCAACAACCAGAGTTAAATAAAGCAACTCAAATTTCATTACCAAGAATGTCATTTGAAATGACATCAATTCAATATGACCCAACACGCAAATCAAGTGTAGTTCAGACTTTTAAAACTTGTGATGATGGTGGGAACGTTAAAAAGGTTTATATGCCAGTTCCATATAACATTGGATTTGAACTGAATATCTTAACTAAGTTGAATGATGATGCTTTACAAATCATTGAACAGATTTTACCATATTTTCAACCAGCATTTAACATCACCGTAGATCTAGTAGATTCAATTGGTGAAAAAAGAGATATTCCTATGGTTCTTGAAAATATTTCTTTCCAAGATGATTATGAAGGAGATTTTTCTACCAGAAGAGCATTAATATACACTTTGACGTTTACAGCAAAAACATATCTGTTTGGTCCTGTAGCAGAAAGCACAGACGGACTCATCCGTAAGGTTCAAGTTGATGTTTATACCAGCACAGATAGAGCAACAGCAAAACGTGAGATGAGATATACACTTACACCAGACCCAGTAAATGCAAATCCTGATGATAACTTTGGATTTGATGAAAACTGGGAGTTCTTAGGAGACTCTAAAGATTATAGTCCAACTCGCCAAATAGACTTGTAATAGATTATGAAAAATGATTATGAGAAGCTTGATGAAGCTCTAAACATCAAAAGCGAAATTGTCAATGTTGAAAAAAATGATCCGATTTTAAAGGTAGAAAAATCGGATCAAGATGATATTAAAAAAGATTATGAGTATACACGTGCAAATTTATATTCTCTTATAGAAAAAGGACAAGAAGCAATCAATGGAATAATGGAACTTGCTGGAGAAAGTGATTCTCCAAGAGCGTATGAAGTTGCTGGACAACTTATTAAGTCAGTCGGTGATGTTACGGATAAACTTATTGATCTACAGAAAAAACTCAAAGATGTAGAAGAAGAGACTACTAAGACAACTAATAATGTGACAAACAATGCTGTTTTTGTTGGATCAACTTCGGACTTATCAAAACTACTCAAGCAAGGTTTTCTAAATAATAAAGAGTAGATCTATTTTTACGTTTCAATGGGTTGGTCAGAAAAATACAAAAGATCTATTGACTGTGACAATCCAAAAGGATTTTCTCAGAGAGCTCATTGTCAAGGGCGTAAGAAGAAGATCAGTGAGCAAATGAAACCATACAAGACTGTTGAGCAAATTGCTAAGAAACATCGTTTAGAAGTTTCTTTTATTGAGAAGCAGTTAGAAATGGGAGAACCCATTGAGCACGAACACACAAAAAATCACGAACTTGCTCGTGAGATCGCCCTTCAGCATTTAGATGAGATTCCCGATTATTATACTCGCTTGAAAAAAATGGAGGCGCAAGCCAAAAGACATCATAAAAAGTTTAAAGATATGAAAGAGAGTTTATCTGAAGGTAGAAGAGATAACAAGCGTGCTGGAGATCCTGGATATTCTTTACGTGATTGGTTTAAAGGTGGTGGATGGGTCCAAGTAGCAGGTAAATATAAGGGTAAACCTTGTGCTAAACAACCAGGTCAAAAAACAAAACCATTCTGCCGTGATGCAGATGACGCAGCAGCAATGAGCACGGCAGAGAAAAAGAGAAGAACTGCCAAAAAACGTAGAGAAGATCCCAATCCAGAAAGAAGAGGAAAAGCAAAGATGGTTAATGCATCATATCAACCAGAAGGTCAGCAACTTAATGAGTTATGGGGAAAAGCTGCACTTGCCGCAGGTGCAACATTAATACCATATCTTATGAGTAAATTTAAACCAGCAGTTGATAAGGCAATTGATGCTCCAGCGACTGGATCTGGAACTTTGCCAGATAATCTAAAACAAAGAAGAGATGCTACAAACAAGGCTATAAATCAAACTAACTCTTTCAACCCAGAAGGGCAATCATTAGTTGAAAATGCTTGTCCAGTGTGTGGATATGATCCTTGTCAGTGTTTGGAAGGTTCTATCCAAGAGAAAAAAGACGCTTGTTATCATAAAGTCAAATCAAGATATAAAGTTTGGCCAAGTGCATATGCGTCTGGAGCATTAGTTAAGTGTCGTAAAGTTGGTGCAGATAGTTGGGGAACTAAATCAGAAAGCACTGAAGCTCTTGCATATGATTGGGATGGACCTATCTATGAGAATGAAAAAAGATATTGTCCTAAGTGTATGAAAATGGAAAATATGAATGATTGCAAATATGGTCCAAGATATTGGTCAATGTTTTCACTACCTCTAGAACCATCCAATTCAATGAAGTATAGTATTGCTCAAGTTCATCCTGCAAATGAAGAAAAAGATCATGAGTATTCAATGGCTCGTTCTGAACTTTCAACAATCATCGATGCAGCAAGGCGTCTAAAGAAAAAAATGAAAGGTGAAGGATCAATAGAAGCTTGGGTCCAATCAAAAATCACCAAGGCAGCAGATTATATTGATACTGCCGCAGATTATATTGAAAGTGGAGAGCATAAAGTTGATGAATCGATCATTGTTCAAGATTCTGACGGAAATGATTCTGTTGAGTTTATTGATATAATCAAACCAGAACCACTAAAAGCAACGCAAGGTCTTGGTAATAAACTGATTGGTGAGGCAAGCAAAAAGTGTTGGCCAGGTTATGAGAAAAAAGGAACTCAAAAGTTATTTGGAAAAACTTATAATCGTTGCGTAAAGAAAGAACAGTTTTCTAACTGGAGAGAAGAACTAGCAGAAGATTGGCAAAAA